TATAATTTTGCCCTCCGCTTCAGCAGACAACTGCGACATATAGAATATGGCACAGCCGTACTCCTTAGCTATTTGACGAGCGTGAATAGCGCAGTTCTTTAGCCCCTCGTGAGACTGATCACCGGCAAACTTATCACCCATATCAAGAATAAGAATGTCTGGGCTGTACGTTTTACAAACGGACTCAACCCATGCCATGTCTCTACCAGTAGCATCCTTGATGCGAATATTTTCTTTAAGCTTAGCCCACCTTTGCTGAGCGGTACGGGGACTAGCTTTGATCTCTTTAAGCGTCATCCCGGATGCGGCAGTTAAATATCTGGCCCCCACACGATGCGTCCCTTCCTCATTACAAAGCACGACACACTTCGCTCCCTGATGGGCAAAGCCATCTGGACCGGCGATTATGCTTGCATGAAAAGAGGTCTTGCCAGTGTTAGGTCTAGCACCTACAACAATAAAGTGCCCGTCATTGACACCCTCTACACGAGTAGCAAGTGTGGGGAGATTAAAATTCCAGCGTGTCTCCAGATCGTTTTTCTCAAGGAGTGTCTCAATCTCTAGGTCATCCCACTCAATATTTAAGTCGGGGAGAAAGTCATCACTGTGTCGCTCTAGAATTCTACGCAGAGGTTCAAGAGATGACTGCGTACCATTTACAAAGGAGTAACCTATGTTGGCTATGTCTTCGCCTAAGTACCGCTGAAAAAGTTTACTTAATATTTCTTGAGCTACGTCTTCGCCTATCGGGGGTTGATCACGTAACTTCTGAAATATGCCCCGGTAACCAAGTTTCTGAGCACCGGAGAGTGTAGGATCTGCCGCAAAGAAAAGACCTTCAACTTCATCAACGGTTAAGTCTCGATTGTACTTATCCATTGCCGCGTCGATCATTGTCTTTATCTGACCGGACTCTTTGCTGAATATGGAGAGGGGACACTTGGCCCCTTTGTGACCGTCATAGAAATCCTTGCTAAGAAGGCTTTTGATAATTGCTAGTTCCATTATGAAGGCACCTCAGTATAGTACCTAATAATAGTATCGAAAGCATCGATGTGCTTTTGAATTTCTTTTAGGTCTGCTTCTTTGTCCTCATAAAAAACAGAGAACGCTGAATCGCCTTTTGTTCTGGCGTTAAAGGAGTCCATTAAATCGCTCATGCACTCTTTTAAACTGTCTGCCAATTGAGTTTCGTTACCCATTGCTACACTCCCTTTTATTTTCCGTACAACATTTTTCTAGCTTTCCTGAAGCCACGTTTAATGTCTCTTTGAGACAGTGTACCACGCTTCTTGATTTCGCTCCACTTACGCTTGCTCATACGAGTGCGGCCATCACCGCTTAGACTAGTTATGTGCACCCACTTTCTGCCGATTGACACGTAGACAAATCGATATCCAGAACCAATGCGTGGCGTTTCATTAGCCACTACAATTTCGTATGCTTCTTTAATCATACCCTCACCGCCTTGTATAAACGTCTTGCTCTACCTGTGTACGCAGATGCCGAACCAGTTTTCATGTACGCCTGTTCGATTGCGTCTTCTCTACTGGAAGCCCGGACACGGCTAGCAATTAACCGCCCCTCGTAGTACACATCAAAATACCCAATCATCTCTCACTCCTGTGCGCAGTTAGCGGGGTTAATGTATTCACGTACATTATTATACTTACTAATCTCTTCTTCAAGGGCGGGGAAATGCACACTAGCGGCTATGGGAACACCCGATTTAGGTGCTAACTGCTCGGCCATGGCTTTGAACTTATCGTAATTGACAATGTCATCGGCCATGTCAGCCTCGTTAGCTAAGAAAACTGCCCACAGGTATGCGCACTCGCCTGTGAGTCCTACGCCACCATAGGCGCGTTCAATGTGTGGAACTTTACTCATTGCTAAGCCTCCTTTTCTAAATCCCATTTAACTTTATTGGGCGGTGTAACCTCATACATTTTACGTGTAATCCTAAACACACTCCATGTCAGAAACACACAAAACAACAGAGCATAGTGACCAAGAATACTATAGCCTATAAATAGCAACTCTCCGGTAAATATACCGAATGCCAAGCACCAGAAGGTAGCTAGTATTATTGAAGCTAAAAACTTCCATTCGGGCGGAGAGTTCCGCAACGCATTGTATGATGGATTAAGAAACTCTAGAACTTTTTTCATTTGATCTACTTCCTCGTTTATGGGCGTTATCTTTTAACCAACAATTTGCACAGAAATAAAACGTTCCTTGTTCAACGACTAATGCATCTTTATCGCATTTGCGACACTTAATTTTACTCATACGCTTTCTAGTGCCTCCCTCTGTTCGTCTGTAAGCTCCCACTTCTTTGTGATCATCCAGTGCCCACAGGGTATAGGACCACTGAAAGCTTTGTCAAATGGAGTCACCACTGTGCCACGTGCCCTTTTGGGCTTGAGTTGTTTGGGGTCACGGTAAGGCAGATCATACTGTTTACGCAGTTGACCCAACTTAACCTTGACACTGGACATACCTTTGCCTAATCGGTGCGCGATATTTTCATACGTTACACCTTCGCGATACAATTTGATTAGTGTATCAATTTCCTCTTGAGGCCATGTGTGTTTAGCACCCATTTAACATCTCCTTTAACGTTTTAACGTCATCACAGTTTAGATACTTTAAATCTTCAGTCAACCTTAGCCCACGCACATCGTGAACATACGCGAGTAACTCCCGGACAATGCCTAGCGTTTTGTTGAACGCATCATAATCCAAGGCGACTATCATTTTATTGTATCTAAAATACTTTTCAAAGAACCATTTGTGGAAGTCGGTTAACTGTGTGCCTAACAATGCAACACCTACCACGTTAGGGAACTCCCTGCTAACCCTGTATGCACTAATAGGATCTTCAACCACTAACATGACATCACCCTCCCCATACATATATGGTACAGGAGATGCGCCATAACGTAACCATTTAGGATTTCTGGGATACAAGGCTCTGCCTATTGCATCTACAATTTTACCCTCATGCCATATTGGAAACACCATGCGGTCTTGTCTGATGTCATACAGCACATCATCAGGATCAATGTCCCACTTATGCATGAACGCATTTACATGATCTTCATCTGGTTTTACGCAGGAGATAAATGGGGGCACACTAAATGCCAAACGTAGGGAGTCTTCAAAGCTGAGACCATAGTCACCACCACTTAGTCTGTCTTTGATTACATCGACAGGTATATTACGTGTAGATGATCCGTGAATGACACAGCTATTTTTGTAACAGTTGAACAGGATATTGCCGTCATTATTGGACACAGTAAATGTTTTGTATCCACCACACTCTGGACAATCACCCCGGAATGTTTCACCGACACTTATGTCTAGAGTGTCAATGAATTTACTGACTTTCGACATGTTCTGTATCCTTTTGTAGTGTAGCACTTGCCGTGTGTGCAGAGCGGAGCGTAAGCGCATTTGTCGCCCCTGTCAAGGTATTTTTCATATAGGGGGTAACAGACTGCGGTGACTGATGACCAGTGACCTGCATGATCTGTACGATGCCCACCCCGGCCTCAACCATCTCTGTAGTCGCAGTGCGTCTGAGATCAGATAATCGTAGCTCTTCGTTCAGCCCTGCTTCAGACAGAATGCGTTTAGCTACACGAGAGATATTGTAGATATTGTACGGATTATAGCCGTCCACACCTTTAGAATTTAGATTGGGTGCTACGTAGGGTTGCCAATCGAATTCCCCGTTTTGCTGATTCAACATGTACATAAGGTCATCAGATATCGGCAGATGCACTACCGCCCTACGCTTGGACTGTTCTAAGTTCAACACTTTGTTTTCAAAATCGATTGAGTCCCATGTCAGCATACGCATGTCACCGATACGCTGTGCCCACTCGTATGCCATCTGAGCTATGAGACCCACTGAGCGTGTCTCAAACCGGCTGTAAGCGATTTCTAGGAACCTGTGTATGTCTTGGGGTTGCCACATAACTTTGCGCGGCTTGGGCGTGAGTGTCTGAATACTGGACCAAGGATTATTATCTACAATTCCATACTTCTTGGCGTAGTTGAACATCTTCCGGGTGACCCCGGTGATCCGATTCGCGAATGTGATTCCTCGATCTGAGAGAGTGTCATAGATCATCTGTGCCTGTGGTGTCGTTAGCTGTCGATACTTCAACTGCCCAACACTACGGTCACTAAATGCTGTATCACACAGCACCCTCAACCAGTAGCGATACTGGTCTTGGGATGCTGAGACACGCTCAAAGTCGCGGGAACCTAGATAAGCATCCACAAGGTGCTTGATCATGGTGCCGTTAACTTCTGCCATACATACTCCTTT